ACCGTCACCTCTCTGGCGCAGAAGGAAAGATCGATCAGCTCGTCCGCTGCGGATAATCCGAATCGCTCCACCGCTGCATTAAATTGCAGCAGTTCATATCGGTCGAAGCTCTCCAACTGCTTTCCGAGCCAATCCAGTTCGTCCACATTCGCCATCGTACCGGTCATTCTGACCAGAGCAGGGCAGTCAGGGGCGCGAATGCTTTCGATGCAGCAGTCCTGCTTTCTTACGTCACCAATTTGGAGATTCTGCAAAGCGAGGATCACATTTTCATAGCGTTCCTCTGGGATTGGAAACGTGACTGCCAGCGCCCCTAACTTCGGCTGACTGCGGTTTCTCAGCGTTGCTTCAAACACGTTTTTCACCTCGCTTCTCGATTTTCTGCATATCCGTAAATGTGCACTCACCGTTTCCGCGCCAGCAGATGAACGCGAGGCGCATATACGGGCACTGACCCTCGTGCGGATACCAGCTGCACTGGATAGTCGGCGGCGGATCCGGGTGCGACCGCAGCGGCGGCGCGTGGAAACGCGGCCGCCAATATTCTTCTTGCTTGTGTTTCATAAAATCCCTCCCTGAACGCAAAAAAGCCGGGACTTCTGAAAAGAAATCCCGGCTTCCTGCAAATATTACATTGTCTGTTCCATTGTGAACCCCTGTTCCTGCTGCGGCAGAAGCACCTCGATCTGCTCCTGCACACTTTGGAGCTGCTTTTCTTCGGCATACGAGAGCGTTGCATCATCCTCCAGCGCAAACTCACAGGCGTTCCGGATCACGGCAAGCTGCTCGTCCGAAAAAAGGCGCTGGCTTTCTATCAGACCGGCGCGGACGGCGAAGTCCTGTTTTGCCGCTTCGTAGTTTTCCATGAAGTAATGCCCGGCATGTACACCCTGTCGGTCGAAGTCCCACTCCCACGTCACGAATTTAGCGCCCGTTTTGCAGGAACGCCCTGCCAGCACCGCATCACCAAAATCCGCAAGCACCTTGTAGGTATCATCCAGACCGACAGCCTTCAGCGCGGGTGCGCGTTCAAAAATCCGCATATACTCTTTAACATGATCGGCAGTCTGTACCACCGTCCGAAGCTGCTTATCTACTTCCGGTCCCGTGATATCCGCTGGTCGGAAACGGACGATGCCGTCTCTGTCAACTGAGCAGAGCGGCTTCTCATTCCATCTGACGTGGATCAGACCATCTTCCAGCAGCCTTGCGTCCAGCTCCCTGTGCAGGAGCTTCTGTTCTACCTCTCGCAGATATCTTTCTTTCTGCGGTGCAGTTTCTTCGCTCATTTCTAACCTCCAATCTGTATCAGCCCTTTTTGAGCGCAAAAAAGGCGCTGGTCATTGGTTCGTGAAAACCAACAATCCAGCGCCCATAACTTTGTGAAAGATTTTTCTTCGATTTTTCTGAAATCCAGCCGCCGCAGCCCTCTGAAAAAGGGCGCTGCCACTGAAAATCCGCTTGAATATGGAAAAACAGAGGTTCAAATCCTGTTTGAACCTCTGCAAGCTGCGATTTCATCTATGGAGTTACCTAAGAATTTTGAGAATAAAAAATTGCCGAACCCATTGAGATGACTGGCTTTTTCGCCATTTCATCTATAGTGTTCGGCAATCATGGTGACCCGTAAGAGAGTCTTTAAGAACTTCCCGGATGTTCTCACCGATGTCAGCTTCTATCTCGCTCAGCGAATATTTTACCATGCTGTCTTTTCCGGCGTAGTAATAGTCGATGCCAATGCGATCATCCCATAGATATACCGCCCGGACGAACGTATCGATCAGCCGCTTTTGATACGTCTTGCTGTGAAGATTCCCTTCCCGAAGACTTGTCAGGAAATAAACCACACGCTCTTTTTCAAGCAGTTTGCCCTCGCTGATTGCCTTTGCATCCCGGATGGACTGCTCCAACGAAGCAATGTCCGCTTCGAGTTCCAGCAGCCGACTTTTCGTTGTGGCGGTGAAGATGCCTTGCTCGATAGCTGCCATGATGTTCTTTGTTGCTTTTCGATCTTCGGCAAGCTCGGCTTCCATCGCATCAATTTCATTCTGCCCGCTTGCTTCTTTCGCCAGCTTTACGGCGGCTGTGGCAATCCATTCGATAATGTCTTCTTTGAAAACGACCTGCTGCGTCAGCGCGGCTACAGTGTATTCGATGGTATCTCTACGGACGTTTTCCTTTTTGCAGCCACTCCCAGCGTGCCGACTATTGCAGGTGTAGTAATAGTGCTTATCACCTGTTTTACTGGTGCCGGAAACTCCCACCATGAACGATTCACAGTAGCCGCATCGGAGCTTCCCAGTCAAGAGATAGTCTCCGTTTTCCCGATGCCGACCGCGCGGGTTCTTCTTTGTTTCCAGATACTTTTGCATCGCAATAAATACCTCCCGTTCCAGAATCGGCGGAACGCCGCCCTCCTTGACAACGCCGGAATGACGGTAGACGCCAATGTAGACATCGTTCGTGAGTATTCGGTGAAAGCTGCACTTGTTCCAAAGACTCCCGTGCTTCGTCCTGACACCGCACGCGTTCAGATCGTTTGCGATGTCTGCAAAAGAAACGCCCTCCAGCACCCTGTCGTAAATGCCCCGCACGATCTCAGCTTCCTTGGGTTCTATTGCATACCGCTTATCAGGCCCACTTACATATCCAAGCGGAAGCGCACCATTTACCTTGCAATTCTCCGCATTGTCCAGCATTCCCCGCTTGATGTCCTCTGCCATGTTCTCGCTGTAGAACTGGTTGACGTTCATCATCGTCCGCAGAGCAAAGCGACCTGCAGCGGTATTGCCGAACTCCTCTTTTGCATACAGGGTTTCAATGCCGTATTTGCCAAGTCGGTCTTCATACTTGAGCGCATTCAGCATATCACGCGCAATGCGGTTCGACTTGTAGGCAACAACAACGGAAAAGCTGCGCTTTTCTGCGTCACGCATAAGCCGCTGGAACTGAGGCCGCTTGTCAGTCCGCCCTGAAAGAGCCTTATCTGCATAAACGTGAACAATCTTGATCCCGTTGAGCAATGCAAAGCTCGTGCACTCTTCAACCTGCTGCTCAATGCTCTCCTCTTTCTGGTTGTGGGAGGAATACCGGGCATAGATCACGCCGATCCGCTCAAGTGGCAAGCATTCAGTTTTCTTTGATCGAGCCATATAACGCCCCCATTTTTAACGAGCTTCTCTGTTTTCAAGCTCCATCCGAAGCCGGTAGATATGCTTGCACGGCAAACGGCGGACAAAGAAATCTCTGCAGGTGCAGGAATTTACCGTGGTTTCGTAAGGCTTTTTACCTGAACCCTCAAAAATGGCAATACCCGCATCGTAGTCTATGGACGAAGGACGGCATTTTTCCTCTTTCGCTTTCTCTATGCGCTTCTTCTGGTCTGGTTGGTCATCTATAGAATTGCTTTCTTTGATTGCCCGCAAAGCCGCTTTGTCGAAAGACGGGCGTTTGATAATCTCAATTATTCCGAGTTCGACAGCAAGCCTGTACATATGCTTGCATGGGAGATGCCGGTTCTGGAAGTCATAGCAATTACATTCGGACAATGTTGTTGAGTAAAACGGTAGATCAGAGGTGCTGGAGAATGTTCCTGCTTGCGCGGATCGGTTAATCTTGAACGAAAAAGGATAAGTCATGGCTCTCCCTTGCCGCTCAATTTGCGCTTGACCTGCATGAATAGAAACATCCCAGAACAACCACTCTTTCAGGAAATGGCATCTACCATAGATTTCACCAGTCGAAATTTCACCTGCCATAAAATGCTCCTCCTTGTCGAAGTCAAAAGAATGTTATATTTTCACGAAATCTGCCATCACGCCGCCTTGTGTGTTATAATCATAAATGCGCCGGCAGCAAAAAGGAAAGGAGTACCATCATGCACTGGGAACATCAAAGCGTGGAACAACTATGCCCGAAGACATTTCTCGCAGCAGAACTCTTTTCTATGCTGACCGAGGAAGAAAGAGAGTTCATCATTTCTCTGATAAAATTCCTTTCATTGCACGAACAATAAGGTCTTTTTGATCGTTGCCCAACTGTTCGAAAAGCCGCACAAATTCCTGATCGAGCCTATCCTCATCCATGGGGATAGGCTCTTTTTCGTCTTCTGTCCACCCCATAAGGTAGTCAACTGATGTATGAAGCGCCTTTGCAATAGGAACCAGATGATTGATCGGGAGCTTTTCGATTTCGCCATTCTCATAGCGGAACATAGTAGAGCGGGAAACGCCAATTCTTTCTGCAACATCTTCCGCTCTGAGGCCGAGATCCTTTCGGCGCTGTTTGATTCGTTCTGCGGTAGTCATATTAACCCCCTCCGTGTTTATAGCCTCAGTATAACACCAATGTTGCAAATATGCAACAAAAACGTTCGCATTTTTGCAACTTTCTTATTGACAAACGCAACAAGCGGTTGTATTCTTGAAACATGAAGTCGCGTAAATGCGATTACGGAAAGGAGGTACGAGCTATGTATCATGTAGACGTCAACAAGCTGAATGGCAAAATCGCCGAACGGAATACAACGAAAGAGGCTCTTGCAGATGCGATTGGCATCAATCGGAGCACTTTTTACCGCCGTTTGAAAACTTCTACGCTTACAATTCGTGATATTCACGGGATTTGTAAGGAACTTTCGCTCACCGCCAACGAGGCAGTCGAAATTTTTTTGGCCGCATAGTCGCGTAAATGCGATTACAGAAAGGAGGGACGCAGTCGATGCCAACAGCCGAAGCCATTCATATCAACCCGGAAGAGATTCCCGCCTTTCGCCGGGAGGAGCTGGCGCGATGTGTTCTTGACCTGATGGAGCTGGCGTTTTCTGTTCCGGGCGAAGAAGAACGCTACCAGCAATGGCTCATCGGTTATCGGGAACGGAAGCGGCAACGCACGACAGAAGAAAGGAGATGACAGCAATGGCATATTACTGGACTTGCCCCGAATGCGGAAGCAACAACGATCCGGGCGAAGCCTGTGATTGCCAAACCGAAAAAACAAAGGGGGCCGCTCCGCTGGCACGGAAACGACCCCAGGCACAAAGACCTACCTCGATCATAGCAGTGAAAAATTTTATCGTCAAGGAGGAATGCAGATGCCGAACAATCTGAAAGAGCTTCGGCTAAAAACAAAAACTCCCGCAAAAGAAATGGTCGCTGTCGTGCAGACCATCTACCCCAAGTACGACATGACGAGCCAGAGCAAGTGCGAGAACAGCGACGCCTACGGGATTTGCCTGACGCAGAAAGCCATGAAAGCCCTCTACGCCAAGTTCGACCCGGACGGCAGCATTCGCAAGCACCTCCGCACAGCCGATCAGCACCGGCTCAAGGATAAGCTCCACGCAAGAATCACCGCCGATGAGGCCTCCCAGCTCCGAGCGCACCTTGCCGCTGATGGCTACGACACCGTGCAGGATTGGCTCACAGATGTTGTGCGCGGATATATCAGCAAAGGAGATCGCGAATGAATAAATACTACTTCACCTACGGCACAGATGGGCAGCCGTTCGTAGGCGGCTGGACAGAGGTTGAAGCACCAACCGTCAATCTGGCTTGCGCGGCGTTCCGCGCTGTCCACCCCGACAAGGAGCCCGGCATTCTGAATTGCAGCAGCGCATACACCGAAGAATCGTTTCTGGGAAGCTGCATGGCGGGTCCTGACGGAAACTTCCGTAAGTTCTGCCATGAGCGTATCAGCTTCACGGTCGAGCCATGTGACCCGGATGAGCCGGTTGATTTTGAAAATTTGAAAGGAGAATCTACATGATCGTAAATGTCTACTATCGCGACGAAGAAACCGGCAGCGTCCGCGCCGGACGCCCATACAGCTACCGCTGCAGCATTCCGAACGCCTCCGTTGGAATGGAGGTTATCGCCCCCACAGCCAAACGCGAAGCACGCGCTGTGATCTGCGAGATCAACGTGCCGGAAAGCCGCATCGACGAGCGGATCTTGCCGCTCCTGAAAGAAATCACGCAGGAGGCGCCGACCGATGGAAAATAATCTGATCGTTGTCAAGCAGTTGCCGATTATCGAAGACCAACTGCGGCAGGTCAAAGCTTCTGTCGATGCTCGCGTTGCGCAGGTGCTGGCGCTGGCCTGCACCGAAGCTACCTACAAGGACGTCAAGAAGGCCCGTGCCGAGTTGAACAAGGAGTTTCAGGACTTGGAAGCCCGCCGCCGTGAAGTCAAAAAGGCCATCCTTGCTCCGTATGAGGCTTTTGAAAAGCTCTACAAGGAATGTGCGGCCGACGCTTTTACCAAGGCAGACGCTGAGCTGAAAGCCAAGATCGCTTCCGTTGAGAACGGCATCAAGGGCGCGAAGCGTGACGAAATCGTCGCGTTCTACAACGAATACCGCGCCAGCTTGAATATCCCCGAAGACATCGCGCCGTTTGACCGCTGCGGCATCAATATCACGATGTCCGATTCTCTGAAAAAGCTGCAAGGACAGGCTTCCTTGTTCTTGCAGAACGTTTCAAACGATTTGCGGATGATCGAAACGCTGGAGCACAAGGATGAGGTCTTGGTCGAGTACCGCAAATCGCTTTCCGCACCGGAAGCGGCCCTGATCGTTGACCGGCGTCACAAGGAGATGGAAGAAGCCGCTCGCCGCCGCGCAGCTATGAAATCTGCGCAGGATGTTCAGGAGGCCGCGCAGGCCAAAATCGAAGAAGTTCTGAACGAAGAACCGCCTGCCCCCGTTTCTGCACCCGTCGAGCAGCCCATTCCCACCGAGGTGCCTGCTGAAAAGATCTATCAGGTTTCGTTCCGCGTCCGCGGCGGCATTGACAAGCTGAAAGCACTCAAAGAATTTCTCGTAAATGGAGGTTACGACTATGAGCAGTTCTAACATCGCCCCTGCAAAGAAAATGACCTTTTCCGTCGCTATCACCACAGAAAATTATAAGAATCTTATCAACAACACACTGAAAGAACCGGGACGCGCAAACCGCTTCATCGCAGCGATCACGTCCGCTGTCGCCGCCACCCCGGCGCTTCAGACCTGCGACCCCAAATCCATCCTCTCTGGCGGTCTGCTGGGAGAGGGCTTAAACCTCTCCCCCTCGCCGCAGCTTGGGCAGTATTACCTTGTGCCGTTCAAGCAGAAGGCCAAGTATGACCGCGAAGGGCATCTGCTTTCGCCCGAGTGCTTCAAGGCACAGTTTGTCCTTGGTTACAAGGGATATATCCAGCTTGCGCTCCGCAGCGGCCAGTATCGGAAACTGGGCTGCATGGAGATTCGGCAAGGCGAATATTTGGGGAAAGATCCCGAAACGGCAGAGCCGCGATTCAGGTTCATTGAGGACGACGATCTGCGTGAAAGGCTTCCGATCGTTGGCTACATGGCGCACTTCGAGTACCTGAATGGTTTCCGGAAGCGCATCTACTGGTCGCGTGAAAAGGTTCTCAACCATGCGGATACATATTCTCAGGCGTTCAGCAAGGAGGCCTACGACAAGATTCAGAACGGCCAGATCGCCGACAAGGATATGTGGAAGTACTCCTCGTTCTGGTACAAGGACTTTGACAGCATGGCTCAAAAAACGCTGCTTCGCCAGCTTATCAGCAAGTGGGGCATCATGTCCACAGAAATACAGCAGGCGTTTATTGATGACGGATCTGTCCTGACTGTTGACCCGAGGACTGGTGAAATCATTACCGACCATTCCGACGAGCTGGATCTTACGACCGACGCTCCGCAGCCGGCCGTTGAGGGCAGCACCACGGCGCAGATTCAGGAGAACGCTGGCGAACCGGAGCAAATTGACCTCAATTCGCTGTAATGAGTGTTCCGTATGAAGTCCTTGCAACCGGCTCTACCGGCAACGCTGTTGTGATCGACGGGCAGATTCTCGTCGACTGCGGCGTTCCGTACAAGGCCGTGAAGCCAGTTGCAAAAGCTCTCAGGCTTGTTCTGCTGACACATTGGCACGGAGATCACTTCCGAAAAAGCACGCTCCACGCCCTCGCAGCGGACCGACCGGCGCTCCGCTTCGGCTGCTGCCGATGGATGGTGCGGCCGCTGGTGGAAGCTGGCATCAAGCCTGCGAACATCGACCTGTACGACTTCGACCACCGATACAGCTACGGCGATTTCACGGTCGAGCCTGTGCCGCTGGTGCATGACGTTCCGAACTGCGGCTACAAGCTGCAGCTCTCTTCCGGAAAAGTCCTCTACGCCACCGATACAAACAACCTGAACGGCATATCGGCCCCGAACTTCGACCTCTATCTGCTGGAAGCGAACTACGAGGACGAAGAAATTCAGGCCAGAATCGCGGAGAAAAAGGCAAACGGCGAATTCGTCTATGAGCGGCGGGTACTGGGGACGCATCTTTCCAAGGCCAAGTGCGACGATTTCATCTATCGGAACATCGGGCCGACCGGCGAGTACGTTTACCTGCACGGCCACGTTGAGGAGGAAAAAGCGTGAACGGTTTCCTGAAAGACATCACCTACGCCCGCAGCGGCGAATATATCCTGTCGATCTACACGCGGGAAAGCTGCAAGGACCTTTGGAAAAACTTCGGCGAGCGGCCGATCACGTTCTCCATTGCGAAGAAAGCCGATCCTCGTGGGCTTCGCGCCAACAGCTACGCATGGGCACTCATTGAGCAGCTCGCGGCCAAGCTGAAAACCGACAAGGAATCCGTCTACGAGGAAATGATTCGGCGCTACGGTGTCGGTGAAAGCTACACCGACGAAGCTGGGAACGAATGCAAGGTGCTGTTTTCCCTGCGCGACGGTGTGCCGCCGCGGCTTGTGGCCAGACACTATGCCGAGATCGGCGTCGGCTACATCGAGGGCAAAAAATTCATCCACTACCGCGCCTTGAAAGGCACAAGCGAGTACACCGCTGCCGAGATGGCTGCGTTCCTCGACGGTATCATCGCCGAGTGTGAGGAACAAGGTATTCAGACCGGCCCGCCCGAAAAAACAGATCAGTACAAGGAGGCGAAGAAGCCTTGACCGTTTATTGCGATTACTGCGGCCACAAAGCCGCGCTGGTCGATGATTCCGAGATCTATGGCCGCAGCTTCGGCCACACCGCGTATCTCTGCAGAAACTGCGGTGCATACGTCGGCTGCCATGGACGAACAGACAAGCCCCTCGGCCGTCTGGCCGATGCCACGCTCCGGAAATGGAAAATGGCAGCTCACGCCTCGTTCGACCCTCTCTGGAAAACCGGGCCGTTCCGTGGGCGGCGCAAAGCCGCCTACGGCTGGCTCGCTGGACAAATGGGACTTCCGGTCGAGAAGACGCACATCGGTATGTTTGACGTGCCTCAGTGTCAGGAAGTCATCAAGATCATTGAAAAAGGAGATTTCAAAAATGCTCAACTTTGATAAGAAAGACACTCATGTTTATCCGTTCGACGAATCGCCCGGCGCCGGTATCATCATGGACCTCGATCTGGAACAGCTCATCCGCGAGTCCGAGCGGCTGCGCGTCTGCCGGGCGATCCTCAATTCTACCAGCATTGAAAGATGGCATGTGCTCGACGCGCTCGAAGCAGTCCTCACAGAGCCGAACGCTTCCCCGGTCGGTGAGGATATTCCCGATCCGCGCGTTCCACCCGAGGAGGCCGATCATGCTTAACCGCATTGTGCTCATGGGACGTCTGACGCGCGACCCAGAGCTTCGCCGAACGCAGAGCGGCACGGCGGTTGTCTCCTTCTCCATCGCCTGCGACCGCGATTACGCGGCGCAGGGCGCGGAGCGGGAAACGGATTTTATCGACATTGTTGCGTGGCGCGGTACGGCTGAGTTCGTAGAGAAGTATTTCAGCAAGGGGCGCATGATCGTCGTGGGCGGTCGGCTTCAAATCCGCAACTGGCAGGACAAGGAAGGCAACAAGCGCCGCTCGGCCGAGATTCTTGCCGACAGCGTTTACTTTGGCGATTCTAAGCACGATGGTGACGGCGGCAAACCCAAGGGCGAGCCGACCTACGACCCGACCGGCGGCTTCTCGCAGCTCGCGGACGATGACAGCGAATTGCCGTTCTAAGGAGGTCTCCCATGGCAACAGGCAAAAGATTCTACTGGATGAAGCTCAAGGAGAGCTTTATGACCTCCGACACCATTGACTACTTTATGTCACAGCCAGACGGTGCAAACTACGTTGTTCTCTATCAGATGCTTTGTCTCAAGACCATCAACACCGATGGCCGCTTATCTCGACAGATTGGTGAGGTCGTTATCAAATACGACATTCCGAAAATCCAGCGCGATCTCAAATGGTTCTCCGCGGACACAATCCGCGTGGCGCTCAATCTCTACAAATCCTTTGGTCTTGTCTACGAGGACATCGACGGCGTTCTTGTTCTCGCAGATCACAACAATCTTGTTGGGTGCGAGACAGACTGGGGCGAAAAGAAGCGCAGGCAACGTAATTCCCCGGCGCTCCAAAGTGGGGACAATGTCCCCACTGATGTCCCCACAACTGTCCCCACAGAGATAGAGAATAGAGATAGAGATAAAGAGATTAGAGATAAGAGTTTAGATAAAGACACAGATATAGAGGATACGGAGGATTCTTGCGCAGAGCCGGAAACCGTCTCCGCGCCGCCGATCATCAGCATCATCCTCAATGACAAGACGTTCTTCGACGTGTTTCCCGAGGATTACAACCGCTGGTGCGAGCTGTACCCCGCTGTCAACGTCATGCAGGAACTCAGGAAGATGTCAAGCTGGAGCACCGACAATCCCAAGCGGCGCAAGACGAAATCGGGAATCCGCCGGTTCATCAATGCTTGGCTTTCCAAGGAGCAGGACAAGGGCGGGCAGTATCGTTATCAGGGTGGTAGCTCCAGCGGCAACGTGTTTACCGACATTGCGGAGGGAATG